ATCCCGGTATTCCAGGGGCAGGCAGACGTAAGGGGCGCCTATGGCGGGCGCGGTTCCGGCAAGACGCGGACCTTCGCCAAGCTGACCGCCATCCGAACCTACATGTGGGACCGGGCCGGGCGCGAAGGCATCATCCTCTGCGGGCGCCAGTTCATGAACTCGCTGGCCGATTCATCGCTTGAGGAAATCAAGGCCGCGATCCGCTCCGAACCGTGGCTGCTGCCCCACTTCGAGATCGGGGACAAATACATCAAGACGGCTTCGGGCCGTATTTCCTATACCTTCACCGGCCTTGACCGGAACATCGATAGCGTGAAATCCAAGTCACGCATCCTGCTTGGCTGGATCGATGAGGCAGAGCCGGTCACCGAAGAGGCATGGCAGAAACTCATACCGACGCTGCGCGAAGAGGACAGCGAACTGTGGGTGACGTGGAACCCGGAGGCCAAGCGCAGCCCGACGCACAAGCGGTTTCGCCTCGCCAGTGATGACCGGGCCAAGATCGCGGAAATCAACTGGCGCGACAATCCGTGGTTTCCCGCAATTCTCGAACGCCAGCGCCAGAAGGACAAGGCAGACCGGCCCGACTCATACGAGCACATCTGGGAAGGCGGCTTCGCGCTTTCCGTCGATGGCGCATTCTACACGCGGGAAATCAGTGACGCCCGCGCCGCCGGCCGCATCGGCGCCGTCCGTTGTGAGCCAGGCATTCCCGTCCACACGGCATGGGATTTGGGCATAGGCGACAGCACGGCCATCTGGTGGTGGCAGGCCATCGGCTCGGAAATCCGCGTGCTGGGCTGCTATGAGAACCACGGGAAAGCGCTGCCGCACTATGCCGGGATCATCAAGGCCAGGCCGTGGACACGTGGCGATGATTGGGTGCCACATGACGCCCGCGTGCGGGAGCTGGGCACCGGCAAGACCCGCGTCGAGACATTGGCCGAACTTGGGCTGCGGCCCAAACTGGTTCCGGCTCACAAGGTCGAGGATGGCATCAACGCGGTGCGCGCCGTGCTGCCACGATGCTGGTTCGATGAGGCGGCCACCGAGGATGGCCTCGATGCGCTGCGCCAATACCGCTCCGAATACGATGAGGGCGGCCTGACGTTCAAGGACAGGCCGGTGCACGACTGGACCAGCCACACCGCCGACGCCTTCCGCTACATGGCGATGGCCTATCAGGAAATAGCCCCGCCGCCGCCGCCCAAAGAGCCGCCCGCGTTCAAGGCGATGGACGAACTGACCTATGACGAATTCTTTGCCGTCAACGAAGGCGGCAAGCCCAGGGAGCGGGTGTGACGCTCCATCGATTCAACGCAGGCTGACACATGGCAGATATGGACGACGACTCCGCCATGACAGCGGACGTCAAGACGTGGCTGGACGAGATCGAACGCGCCCAGCGGGACATGAGCACGTGGGATGAGCGCTGCAAGAAAATCCGCAGGCTCTACCGCTATGACAATTCGACCCGCGCCAAGACGCGGCGCTTCCACATTTTCTGGTCCAACATCCAGACCATCGCGCCGGCCATCTATGCTCTGACGCCCAAGCCGGTCGTGGTGAGCCGGTTCAACGATGGAGACCCGGTGGCGCGGCAGACCGCGATGCTGGTGGAGCGCTGCCTGAAGTTCATGGGCGACACGCTCAACTATCAGCGCACCTTCCTGCAGGTGCGTGATGACTATTTGCTGTACGGCCGTGGCGTGCCGCGCCTGCGCTATGAGCCGGTGTTCGTGGAGGGCGGTGACGCCCAGCCGCTCGATGATGCGCAGATGGGCGGACCGGAAGCCGCAGCCGAGCAGGCGACCGACGATGCGGCGCCCGAAGAGGTTCTGGAATTCGAGAACGTCTACGTGGACTACGTGCAGCGAGAGGATTTCATTCACCCGAAATCCCGCACATGGGAGGAAGTGCCTTGGGTTGCCTATCGCGCCTACCTCACGCGCGACGAACTCGTTGACCGATTCCCCGACGTTGGAAAGAGCATTCCCCTTGACTCTCGCGTGCACGACCAAAGCGATGAACAGAAAACATCGCCAGCGGATAAGGCAACGGTTTACGAGATTTGGGACAAGACAGAGCGCAAAGTGCTGTGGATCGCCAAGGGCCATCCCGAAGTGCTTGAGGAAGGCGAACCCTATCTCAAGCTGACCGGCTTCTATCCCAGCCCGCGCCCCGCCTATGGCACGCTGACCGGCGACAGCCTTGAGCCGATCCCCGACTATATTTTCTATCAGGATCAGGTCGAGGAAATAAACCAGCTTACGGCGCGCATCGCCTCGCTGACCGATAGCCTCAAGCTGGTGGGATTCTATCCGGCGGGTCCGAATGGCGAGGGTGCGCCCGAGATCGAACGCGCCGTGCTGCCTGGCGTCGAAAACAAGATGATCGGCGTGAAGGCATGGGCCGCGTTCAAGGAAGGCGGCGGCGGTGGCGCTCCCATCGTCTGGCTGCCGGTCGAACAGGTCGCGTCCATCATCAAGGAATGCATCGGGCTGCGCCGCGAGCTGATCAGCGACATTTACCAGATCACCGGCATTTCCGACATCATGCGCGGCGAGACAAACCCGAACGAGACGGCGGAGGCGCAGAACCTCAAGACGCAATTCGGCTCTACCCGCATGGAGGACCGGCGCCGCGAGGTGGCGCGGATGTGCCGCGATGTGATGCGCATGGCGGGCGAGATTGTGGCCGAGCATTTCCAGGTCGAGACGCTGGAGAAAATCGCCAACGTGAAGCTGCCGCGCGAGGCCGACATTCAGTTGCAGCAGGTGCAGGCCGCGATTGCCTATCAGCAGCAGGCCAAGCAGGCGCAGTTGATCGGGCAGCAGATGCCGCCCATGCCGCAGCCCAAGGCATCAGGCCAGCCCACCTTTGAAATGGTTGAGCAGATGCTGCGGGATGGCATCTTGCGGCGCTTCCGCCTCGACATCGAAACCGATTCAACGATCAGCACGAACGCGGCGCAGGAGAAGCAGGACCGCACGCAGTTTCTCGGCGCCGTGTCGCAGTTCATCAGCGCATGGGGCCCGATGGTGCAGCAGAACCCGATGCTGGCCCCGCTGGCCGGCCAACTCATCCTGTTCGGCGTGCGCGCCTTCCCGGTGGCGCGCGAACTTGAAGAGACAGTCGAGAAGTTCATTCAGATGATGGAGGAACACGCCTCGCAGCCGCAGCAGCAGCCCAACCCGGAAATGGAAAAGGCCAAGGCCGACATTCAGATTTCGCAGGTGAAGGCGAAGAACGACATGCAGATCGCCACCACCAAGGCGGCCAATGACATGCAGATCGAGCGCGAGAAAATGGCGCTTGAGCAGCAGTCGCACCACCATGACATGCAGATAAAGGTGGCGCAGCACCAGATGGACACGCAGCTTCAGCAGCAGTCGGCCCACACGGCGATGCAGACGGCGCAGATGAAGGCGCTGCAGCGGCCCGCCGCCGGCGGTGGCCAATGACCGTTTCACCCCTGCTTGCCGCCATCCAGTTTCGCACCGGGACAGACTACGGCTATCCAGGCGACATGATGGCGCTGTTCGACGCCGACGGGATCCCGGACGGCACGATCAATGAACGCCTGCTGGCATGGATCAACATGAAGCTGGGCACGTCCTACGACGAAATCAACGGGGCCATGGCGGCTTATGCGGCGCGCCTCAACACCATCGGCTTCTACAACATACCCGGCATTTATAGAGATGCGCTGCAGATGGTCGGCATCGATCAGAACGTGGCGGCGTTCTCGTTCAACGACAACAGCATGATCGTGCGGGACAGCCTGACACCGGGAAACAACTATGATGGCTTCCTTGATGGGAAACTGACCTTCTCGCGCGCCTCGGCAAAGAACGTGTGGAGCGGTTCAGTGATGAATTCGGTCGGTGTCGATCAGTTGGCCTATGAAAACGACCCGGTCACCGGGGAATTTCGGGGCGTGCTGCTCGAACCGGCACGCACCAACCTGCTGCTGAACAGCACCTCGCTCTCAACCCAGGGCGTGACTGTTACGGCGCAATCCTATGCGCTGAGCTTCTACGGCACCGGCACCGTGACGCTCTCGGGGGCCTCCACGGCGGGGCCGCTGGTGGGCACCGGCGATCTGCAGCGCGTCACGCTGGTGTTCACGCCCGCCGCTGGCACCCTGACCCTGACCGTGACCGGCACCGTGACATATGCACAGCTTGAAGCGGGTGGGGGCCCGTCAAGCTGGATCACGACCACGGGCGCGGCCGCAACGCGCGCCACCGATTTCCTGACCTTCCCCACGTCGATGCTGCCCTGGAACGACAACGCCTTCACCGCAATGGTGGAATTCAGCTTGCCCTATAACAATTCGAATGCTGCGGCCGGAACGCTTGGCCTGACCATTTCCGACAATGTGGCGGCGCCGCAGAACAACCATCGCCTCCGGGTGTCGCAGCTTGGCGGCAACGGCAAGCCCGTTGGTATCACAGCCGTGGCAAACGCGGTCACGCTCTCGGCCAGCTCGACCTTGTGGTCAACGGCGGCGAATACCATGCGGCGGTTCGCCTATGCCGCCCAGGCCAATGACGCGAACGCGGCATGTGAAGGCATCACGGCCACGCCTCTGATTTCGGGTGCCATGCCCACCGGAATGACAACGGTGCGCCTCGGCGGCTTCATCGCCACGGGCACGACCGGTTCCGAGCCCGTTCACATTCGCAAGGTTGCGATCTGGTGCGGCCAGCGCAAGCCGGATGGCGCCCTGCAATCCATGTCGCTGGTGCCGTGATGGTGGTTGTCGCCCGTTGGTCGCACGGCTCGAAGGCGGATCATCGGCAGCGTGCCGACCTGCCTACTCCCATGGTGATATTCGACACCATGGCAGACCTGGTGCATCCGGCCACCGGCGTTCACTGCTCAAGCAAGTCAGAGTTTCGGAAGATCACGAAGGCGCGTGGCCTCGTTGAAGTCGGTGACGCGCCCGTCATGCCGCATAGCGACAGCGGCTCGCGCGTGACGAAAGATGACATCGGTGAGGCGCTGCAGAAGGTGAAGCAGGGCTATGTGCCGACGCTCGGGGCACCCGACGCGGACTTGGATTAACAGCAAGAAAGCATCTATCAATGGATGACCTGAACAACACCGCTCCGGCGGTGGACGAAGCCGCGCAACCCGAAGCCGTCGAAAGCACGCGCGACATCATCGCCGCTGCCGTGGCGCGGCAGAAAGAGGCGGCCACCACGGGCGATGCGCCGGAGGCGCCGAAGCCCGCCATTGATCGCGCCCGCGATGAGGCGGGGCGGTTCAAGGCTGGCGAGACGGGCGAGAAGCCGCTGGACAGGGCAGGTGACAGGCCCGACCCGGCCAAGGCCGATGTGAGGCCGGACGCCAAGCCGGAACCGGAGGCAAAGCCGCAACAGGCGGAAGCGCCGTTTCGATCCCCGCCGGGCTTCTCGCCGCAGACCAAGCAGTTTCTGGCGACCGCCCCGGAATTTCTCAAGGCCGATCTGGCGAAGCGCGAATCCGAAATCAACAACGGGCTGGCGAAGCTGGCCGATTACAAGGGCCTTGACAGCCTTGCTGATGAGGCGCGGCGCTCCGGCACCACGCTGGCGCAGGCCTTCCAGAACTATCGCAGTGCCGAAGTGGCGCTGCAGCGTGATTTCACGGGCGGCATCGCGCAGCTCTGCCAGTTCTACAACGTGCACCCCATGCAGCTTGCCCAGCAGCTCGCCGGCAAGTTCGGCGGGCAGGGCAGCGGTCAGGCCCAGCAGCCGGCGCAGCAACAAGCCTCCATTCCGCCGCAACTGATGCAGGAAATCCAGGGCATCAAGCAGCAGCTTGCCAGCGAGCGCCAGGCGCAGACCGCCACTGTCGTTGAAAAATTCTTTTCTGACCCCGCGAACATCTATGCCGAGAATGTGGCCGATCAAATGGCCGAACTCATCTCGGCGGCACGCGCGCGGGGCCAGTCGATCGACCTCAAGCAGGCCTATGAGTCCGCGTGCTGGTCGAATCCTGAAATCCGCACCCTGCTTATCAACGAGCAGATGCAAAAGTCAGCCGCATCAGCAGCGGCGCCCGGCAAGCAGCAGGTGGCAAGTCAAGCCAAGGCTGCGGCCAAAGCAATCTCAGGCGCCCCGGCGGGCGGAAAACCTGCTGCGACACCTGCCCCCACAACCGACCGGCGCGAAATCATCCGGCAGGCCATCGAGGCCGCCCGGAGCCACGCCTAGTCAAGGATAGAGGATCGCCATAATGGCATCTCCGCAAATCGTCTCAGTGGATTGGGGCGACGTGGTCACGACCACGCTCGAATCCCGTTCCAAGTCGCTTGCCGACAATATCACCAACAACAATGCGCTGCTTGCGCGCGTCAAGGCGAAGGGCAAGGCCAAGCCTTGGTCCGGCGGCCGCGAAATCGTGCAGGAACTCCGCTATGCACAGAACCAGACGTTCATGTGGTACAGCGGCTATGAGGCCCTGAACGTGTCGCTCAACGACACGATGACGGCGGCGCGCTTCCCGATCAAGCAGGCCTCGATTGCGGTCACGCTGTCGGGCCTCGAAGAGCTGATGAACGCCGGCGAAGAGCAGATGATCGACCTCATCGACGCTCGCATCGACACCGCCGAGGACACGTTCTGGAACCAGATGAGCGCCGGCATCTATTCGGATGGCACCGCTTACGCTGGCAAGCAGATCGGCGGCCTCGCGGCCATCATCAGCAAGTCGCCCACGTCGGGCATAGTTGGCGGCATCGACCGCGCCTCGCAGCAGTGGTGGCGCAACGTCGCCGTCAACGCCAACACCGACTCGCGCGGCCTGGTCACGGCGACCAATGTGCAGTCCTACATGAACAGCACGACCATCGGCCTGAAGCGCAATTCGGACGGTGTGTCGCTGATCGTGGCGGACAACAACTACTACCTGGCTTACCTGAACTCGCTTCAGGCGATCCAGCGTGTCACCGATGCCACCGGATCGGCGGGCGCGGGCTTCACGTCGCTGAAATACTACGGCGCCGGCAAGTCCGTCGATGTGATCCTCGACGGCGGCAAGAATGGCCAGATTCCGGCGAACACGATGTATTTCCTCAACGAGGACTATTTCGCGTTCCGCCCGCACTCTCGCCGCAACTTCTCTGTCGTCGGTGGTGAGCGTTCAACCGTCAATCAGGATGCGACCGTTCGGATTTGGGCTTGGGCTGGCAACATGACCATCTCCAACCCGTCCCTGAACGGCGTTCTCTGGCAGTAAGGGGAATAGGACAATGACTATCGCACGTCCTCAATTTGAATACATCGGCGCGCGCATGTGGCAGCCGGAAGGCCCGTTTGATGGTGTGGTCGCCACGCCGTCTTTTGCGCCCGGAACCGTGGTCTCCGGTGACGGCGAGTCGGAATACGTCTACCTGCTCTACAACGCGATCGCTCCGGTCACGGTGAGGCAGGGCCAGTTTCTTGTGTGGGATAACTCCTACCTCGCGTTCCTGGCGGCGACAGCCACGACCTCGCGCGGCATGAGCGGCGGCACCGTCTTTCTCGGCGGCGGCGCCCTCGGCGCTGGTGCACCCTTCAGCTACACGTTCCCCATGGCGGGCACATATGGCATCTGGGCGCAGCGGGCCGGGACAAGCCTGCTGAACGTGGTTACGGGCGCGGCCAATGCGAACCTGGCCGAAACCACGACCACGGCGGGCACGATTGGCGCCCCGGCCTCGCCAACGGCCACCTCCAAGCTGCTGACCGGCGTGTATCTGACGCCGGCCACCTTCACCTGCACGGTCAACAATGCCAACGGCTCGAACGTGGTCACGCCCACGGTTTCGACCAATGGCCTCGTGGTTGGCCAGACGGTGAGCGGCACTGGCATTGCGACCGGCTCCTACATCACCGCCATCAGTGGTGCCTCGGTCACGCTTTCGCAGGCGTGCACGTCCACCAATGCTGGCATCACGATGACGGCCACGCAGTACAGCACCTACGTCACCACGACCAACGGCAGCCCCGTGCTGACCAACGTGACGACGCTCTACGGCATGTATCCGGGCCAGACCATCGCTGGCACGGGCATTCCGGCCTCCACCACGATCCTTGCCATCAACGCGGCAGGACCGAACACCATCACCATGAGCGCCAACGCGACGGCGACCGCGAACAACATCAACGCGACCGGCTCGCTGCTCGTGGAGGGCTATCTCAAGTGGCCCTACGTGGACAAGACGAACTGACCTGAATGACGACACCGTGGAGGGGCCAATTCCGGCCCCTCCCGCTTCCCATCAACAGGAAAACCCATGAACGACTTCGAACTTGATTCCGCCTCTCCGTTCGCCTCTGTCGGCGGCTTTGGCGCGGTGGATTACACCGAGATGAACAAGGGCATCACGCCGGTATTTTTCAACATGCCGGAGCCTGATCCCGCCGCATCGGCCCGTGACGGCATGGCCCGCTTCCGCAATCAGGAATGCGTGCGCCTCATCATCGCGGCCGATCCACTGAGCGCCCCGACGCATCCGGTCACCGCCGAAATCAAGGAACGGTTTTCCGAGCAGTACCGGCGCTGGAAAGAAACCGGCCATGGCATGCAGATCAACGGCACGCCGCTCAAGATGTGGCCGCTCATGACATCTGTTTCCGTGGCCGAATTCAATGCCGCGAAGCTGTATTCCATCGAGGACGTGGCCGCCATTTCCGACACCAATGTCAACCGCATCCCCGAAGGGCGCCAATGGCGCGAGAAGGCGCTTGCCTGGGTGAAGGCCGCCAAGGACAGCGCCGCCATCACCGAATATGCCGAGAAGAACGAGCGGCTGTCCGAAGAGGTGAAAGACCTCAAGGAGCAGATTGCGGCACTGGCGGCGCAGGTGGAAAGTTCGCGCCGCGCCCGTCCGCGTTCGGAGAAATCTGAAGATGCCGCTGCTTGACATCGTTCAAGGTGTTGCGATCCGCGTCGGGCTGCAGAAGCCCACGGTCGGCATCACCTCGACGGACCCGCTGGTGCTGCAGATCATCGCCTTGGCGCAGGACGCCGGCGATGATCTTGTGGAGCGGTGGGACTGGACCGGCCTGAAAGGCCTCGCGCCGCCCACCACGTTCACGGGTGATGGCGTCTCGGCAACCCATGATCTGCCGGTGGATTTCAAGAGCCTGTCGCCGTCCAGCGTGTTCGTGTCCAGCCTCTATCCGACGCTGACCCTGCGCGGCCCGGTGAATGAGGATGACCTGGTGCGCATGAAGTCGCTGCCGGTCGTGGCGCGGCCGTCCGTATGGCGGCGCATCGGCAACAGCATCGAGTTCTTCCCCGTCCTGGCCAGTGGCGAGGTTGTGTCCTACGTCTATGCCCGTAATTACTGGATCATGGGCGCGGACAACACGGCCCGCAACGCCTGGACGTCAGACGGCGACACGCCCATCATTCCCGAGCGCCTGATTCGGCTCGGCGCAATCTGGATGTGGAAGCGCGCCAAGGGCTTTGACTACGCCGAAGAGTTCGCGCAGTTCGAGCGGGCCTTTGCCAGGCTTTCGGCGGGCGAGGACACGGAGCGCGAAATCAGCATGGCGGATTCCGGCCTGTCTTTCGATGAAGGCACATGGCAGGGCACCCTTTCGGGCCCGACATATCCCTGATGCTGACGCCGCAACGCTCCAACAAGTCGCGCCGCGAGGTGGCGCGCAACACCAGCCTGCCAGCCCCGGTCAAGGGCTGGTCGTCGTTTGACAGCATGGCGGAGGCGGACCCGCAAACCGCGCTTGTCATCGACAATTTCTTCCCGGAATCCGATGCGGTGCGGGCGCGCCACGGCTGCGTTGTGAAATCGACGGGCATCGGCGGCAGCGTCGATAGCCTGCTGGTCTATCCAAGCCAGACCGCTTCGAGCAAACTATTCGCCGCCAAGGCGTCATCGATCTACGATTGCACGGCGGGTGGCGCGGTTGGGGCCGCAGTGGTCACCGGCCTGACCAATGGGCGATGGTCGCAGACCATGTTCGCCAATTCGGCCGGCCAATTCCTCGTGATCTGCAATGGCGCCGATGGTGTGCGGACCTATGATGGCACGACATGGGCCAACCGCACGGGCAATATCACGGCGACCGGCGGCAGCGTCACCAGCTTCACATCGGTCTGCGCCCACATGCAGCGCCTGTGGTTCGTCGAGGATGGCACCACGAACCTCTGGTATCTGCCCACGTTCAACGTGGCGGCCGCCGCGACGAATGCCACGTTGTTCCCTGTCGGTGCCTATCTCAAGCTGGGCGGCAAGCCCCTGGCGATATGCACCTGGTCCAGCCCCGAGGCCTATCAGCTCGCGGACATGCTGGTGGTGATCTCGGATCGCGGCGAAGGTCTGGTGTTCCAGGGCACCGACCCCGGATCGGCGGCGACGTGGCAGTTGAAGGTGCGCTTCGAGGCATCGCCGCCCATGTCGGCCCGCTGCTTCATGCCCATCGGTGGCGACGTTCTTTTGCTGACCGAAATGGGCTTGCTGCCGATTTCGCAAATCCTCGAAATCGATCCGGCCGCGCTGTCTCAAAAGGCGATGACGCGCAATATCCGCCGCGCCTATCGGGATGCGGCGACAGGGGCGCGCAACATCTTCGGCTGGTGCATCACGTCACTGCCGCAAGCGAACATGGGCATCATCAACGTTCCCGCCTATGGCTCGCAGCCATCGCAGCAATTCGTGCTGAACACTGTGACCGGAGCGTGGTGCCGCTTCACCGGGTGGAACGCCATCAGTTGGGCCTATCTCGATGGCGCGATCTACTATGGGGACGCGACCGGCAAGGTCTATCGGGCGGAATATGGCGCCAATGACAATGGCGTCGTGATCCCCGGCTTTGTCGTTCCGGCCTTCTCGCATCTCGGCGCCGAGGGGCGGTTGAAGAGCGTGCACTTCGTACGGCCGATCATCTCCACCGCCACCAATATTGCAGTGGGTGTGGCCGCCGCGGTCGATTACACCATTCCGTCGATTTACCCGAACCTCGGAGCGTTCGAGTCCGGTCATTACTTCACGTGGGACGTGTCCATATGGGATGGCACGGATGTATGGCGCGGCGACACCTACAACATCAACTGGGAAGGCATCGGCAATGTGGGCACCACGATCAGCCCCGCCTTTGCGGCGAGCATTGACGCCGGCGCTTCCGGCGATTCATTCCAACTGCGCGTGATCGGCTTCGATCTGGTTTACGAAGTTGGCGGCGTGGTCTGACCTTCTCGTTGACGATGACCTCCGGGTTGCGCGATGGGCGGGTGAATGGTTCGGGATCGTGTTCGTTCCGCCCTGCAAGGCAATCGGGTTTCTCAAGGGTGGGGAACTCGTTGGGGCGGCGATCTTCAACGGCTACACCGGAAACGATATCGAATTGACGTTCATCGGCCATGGGCTGTTGTCGCGCCGCACGCTCAGGCTGCTCGCCCAATGGGCCTTCGTCGCTCATCCCTGCGTCAGGGCGACGGCCCGCACCAGGGCGGACAATACAGAGGCAATCGCGGCGCTGACCCGCGGCGGATTCGTTCAGGAGGGCCGGTTGCGCAAGCACTTCGGCAACTGTGATGCCCTCGTTTTCGGCATCCTCAAGGAGGACTGCAAATGGCTCTTGGCCCCATCGGCGCAAACCCGTGGCTCATCTATGCCAATCAGGGTGCGACCCGAAATCATCCGCTCAGCCCCAAACTGACGGGCGCGCTCGGCAGCTTCCTGCCCGACATGGGCGTGTCCATGAAGGTGTTTTCGGGCGGCCAGGACGCGACAGGCCCGCATCGCACCGGCTCGCGCCGGCATGACGATGGCAACGCGGCTGACGTGTTTTTCTACAAGGGTGGCCATCAGCTCGACTGGGCCAATCAGAAAGACGTTCCGGTGTTTCAGGACATCGTTCGGCAGGGCCGGGCGGCTGGCCTCACCGGCTTTGGGGCGGGCGATGGCTACATGCAGCCGGGCAGCATGCACATCGGCTATGGCTCGCCCGCAGTTTGGGGTGCCGGCGGCTCGGGCGCCAACGCGCCGGGATGGCTGCGGCAGGCCTCGATGCAGCCCGCAACGCCTTCACCGCCCGTCGAAACGCCGTCGATCTCACCGCCGCCTCCAGCATCGTCCACGCCCGGCCTGACGCCTGATCCGAAGCCATCGGCTGGCATGCAGGCCTATGCGCCCTCGCAACAGCCGGGAGAGTCCTGGCGGCCCTTTGGTTTTCTGTCGGGCGGCAAGTCGCCGGAACAGAATGATAAGCGCATGGCATTCCTCGGCGGCTTGCAGCAGGCGGGGCAGGCAGCATTCCATCAGCCCGCCATGACGCCGTTCTCGGGTGTCATCCCCGCCGCTCAACCCGGCATGCTCACCGGCAATCAAACGCCTTCCGAAAAATCAAAGGCCGCCCTTCTCGCGGCACTCATGGGTGGTGTTTAACCATGGTCAGTTCCCCCGACTATCCCGATCCGATGAAAACGGCCCAGGCGCAGGGCCAGATGAACCAGTCAACTGCCATCACACAGCAGTTGATGAACATGATCAACCAGTCGGGCCCCAACGGTTCGATCAGCTATTCGCAGACCGGGACGAACAGCTACGTTGACCCGCTCACCGGCAAGACGGTGACGCTGCCATCCTATACGATGACGACGCAGCTCAGCCCCGCGCAGCAGCGCATGCTTGATCTGACCAACCAGTTTGGCATCAAGGCGGACGAAACCGGGCTGGCGCAGCTCAATCGCATCAGCGGCATCCTCTCGCAGCCGTTCAACTATACGACCAGCGACCATGAAAAATGGGCGGGCGGCCTCTATGACTCGCTGAACTCCGATCATAACCAGCAGGCGGCGGATGCGCTTGAGCAGCGGCTGGCGGGGCAGGGCCTCACGCCGGGTTCCGTGGCTTACGACAATGCCATGCGCGATATGTATTACGGGCAGGGCAAGGCACGGGATGATTTCCTGCTGAACTCGCAGCAGCAGGGCTACAATCAGGCGCTGCAGACCTACAATGAGCCGTTGAACGCCACCAGTGCGCTGATGCACGGCGGGCAGGTCAATGGCCCGACGCAGATGAACACGCCGCAGACCGGCGTGAACGGCGTCGACTATGCCGGGTTGGTGAACTCCAAATACCAATCCGAGTTGCAGCAGTCCAACAGCATGTGGGGTGGACTGGCTTCGCTCGGCAGCACATTGCTGGGCGGCTGGATGATGAGCGATGAACGTCTGAAAGATGACATCGAGCCGATCTCCGAAACCCCGGTTGATGGCGTCGATCTTTACTCGTTCCGCTACAAGGGGTCGCCTCTGCAGCATGTCGGCTTCATGGCGCAGGAGGTCGAAAAGAAAGTGCCTGACGCGGTGGCGACGACGCCCAGCGGTTACAAGGCCGTGAACTATGGCCGCGTTCTGGCCGCGATGGGGGAATAAATGCAATCCTTCCTGATCCCTGCCGCTGATCCGAATGCAACGCCGTCCACCATCGCGGCGCGCCGCAAGCTGGCCGAAGCAATGCTTGCCGCAAGTACCGACGCGCAGCCGGTCCAGTCATGGTCGCAGGGTGCCGCGAAAATCGCACAGGCCATGATGGGCGGGCTTGCCATGCGCCGGGCGGGCCAGGAAGAGGCGGCGGGCCGCAAGTCGGCTGGCGAGGCTCTGGCGGCCGCCCTGAACGGCAACCCGTCACAGCAGGACTATGGCCCCGCGCTATCGAACCCGTGGATTGATCCGTCCGTGGTGACGGGCATCATGAACCATCGGGACCAGGTGGCCTATCAGCAGCAACAGATGGGCTTGCAGCAGCAGCAGTTCCAGCTTGCGCAGGATCAGGCCAAACAGTCGCAGGCGTGGCACGACCAGCAGATGCAGCTCGAGCAGGACAAGTTCAGGTGGGAGCAAGGCGGTCCACAGCGCAACATCGACATGTTCAATGGCGTTGTCGGCGGCGGCGTTCCGCCCGGCCAGCCGCAGGCCGCAGGGCCGCAGCAGGCGGCCTCTTCGATCCCGGCCCCCATGCCGCCGGGGCCCGGCGCGGCACAAGACGGAATGCCGCCGGTTACCTATCGTGCGCCCGGCATTCCCGGCGGGCAGGGCGTCACGGCCATGCCGGGCCGTGGCATTGATGTGGCAGCGCAGCAGGCCGCTGCGGCTGGCGGAGCGACACCGGAACAGGCCACACTCGCCCCTGTCGCCGCGATGGCCCAAGCGTCCCAGAATGGCCCGCGCGTCGACCAGGGATCCATTCCGATCCCGCCGGAAGTCATGCGCGCCGCCCGGATGGCAGCCATCAGCAATCCCGCTGCCGGGGCGCAGATGATCCAGGAGTACCGCCAGCATCAGGCGGACCAGATGCGGCAGGACTACTATCAGTCGCCGCAAGTGGCTGGTAAAAAGCAGCTCGCGGAATCGGTTGCAACGCAGTCTGTGAAGGATGCAACCGAT